CGGCAATCCGTTAGAGACAGAAGCGCAGAGGATGGCGCAGGCTATTCCGACTCCAGTGAACAGGAACTTCGTCAGGCGTTACATGATGCCTGAGAATTTCCCGGCGATTAGCAATCCGGATGGCACCGTATCGACGCACCGAATGGCCTCTGCTGAAGTGGATGGTCGGAACATTGCCTACCCCACGATCATCCAAGACCCGGCCACCGGCAAGCTGACACAGCTTGATGATGATCAGGCGTTTGACTACGCGCTACGCAACAACGAGTACCTGACCTTCCCCGATCAACAAAGCGCGCAGGCGTTTTCGGAAGGCGGCTATAAATCAAACGGCATGAACCCCCCACGCAACATGCAGCAGGAACGCATGGATGCGCGCAGGGCGAGGATCGGCATGGAGCCTTATGTCAGGCAGGCACAAACCAAAACCGCAGGTCAGGCGATGGCTGACATGCTTGGCGGCTTGGCGGTTCCGACAGGATTCATTCCCGGTATCGGTGATGCGACCGGCTTGGCCGCCGACGCAGCGATGTACGCTGCCTACCCTGAAGAACGAACCATGCTGAATGCTGGAATGTCACTGGCAGGATTGGTGCCGTTTGTTCCTGGGGCGGCTGTGGTGAGGGCTGCTGAAGGTGCCTTGGATATGTCTCAGGCTGCTAGGATGCAGAGGGCAAATGAATTTGGAGGGGAAGCCAACTGGTACAGAGGGAGCGCAATAGATGAAGGAGATGAGTTGTCCAAGAAATTCCTTGGAGAAAACACCAATGCGCCAAGTGCTAGGCGTGGGTTCTTCTTTGCCAGTAATCCCGAAACCGCATCATCACCAAGTTATGCAACGATGTCGGGTGATGTAATAAGCGATTATGTACAGTCAAGATTTAAGCAGTTGACTGGAAGAAAGAATCCGCCCGAAGATGAAAATCAGGCATGGAGATATTTAGCGGAAGAAGCGACCAAGCCGATTGTCGATCAAAAATTTAAAAAAGGCTTTGATGCGCTATATAACACTGACTATCAATTAAAAAACGAAGCGGAAGAAATTCTAATTGGATATATTAAGAAGTTGGCAGAAAGTGATGACGAATACTATCTAAACCAATATTCAAATTACATCAATGAAGTTATGCGCCACAGGGACGATGGCGCGGGTGAAATATCAGACGAGCTTAAAAGGATGGTGTTTGAAAACATCCCAGAAATAGAAAGAGTCACAGCTGCGATAAGTGAGAGAGATAATATTTATGACGCATTAAAAGCATCGTCAAGGCTTGATCCTGCACCGATGAGGGGTGGTGAAGACGCACGAGATTCAATATTTGACAATGCAGATTTAGGAGCAAATGTTGGTCAATATAAATTGAATATGCAAAACCCATATATACATGACATGGGTGGCAGCGGATATAGAGAGACTAGCTATGATGAGATACTAGCCAATGCTTTGTCTGGAGGGCATGATTCCGCGATTATAAAAAATACTTATGATGGGGGAAAACAACTTACGGACATAGGCGTGATTTTTGAGCCGAACCAAGCCAGATCAATATATGCCGATTTCAACCCAGCCAAGCGCAGCTCCGCCAACCTATCCGCTGGCATTGTGGGTGGCGCTGTCGGTCTTTCTGCCCTACGAAACATAAACCAACAAGAGGAAAAGTGACAAATTCTGTCACCTATTGACAATAAACGTCACATTGTGTCACCCTGCCTACAGGCCACCAGACCTTTTCTGGGCTATCACCTACAAGGGCACCTATGACGCAACCAGACAAATACCAAATTGAAGTTGGCGATGAGACTCAGGAGACTGAGGTCATTCAAGAGGTTCAAGAGGTAGAGTCTGAGGAGCAGGAAACTGCTGCCGAACCGTCAACGGATAGTGGGGAGACCCACGATAAACCTATCTTCACCGAGCAACAGCAGCGGATATTCGACGAGGCAATCGGAAAAAAGGTATTCAAGCTCCGTGAAAAAGAGCGTGAGACCGAACAACTCCGAAAACAGCTTGAAGAATTCCAGAAAACTGAAACTCGGTCACGGCCATTTATACCTGACATGCCAGACCCGTTCGCTGTAACCGATGAGGAATACAGGCGAAAGGTTCGGGAGCGTGAACAGGCGTTGATATCCGTGGCGTCCTACGATGCACAACAGCAGATGGTTGAACAACACCGACGAGCTGTAGCAGAGCAGGCCGCGCAAAAGCAGCAAGAGGTATTGGTAGAGAAAGTCCAGTCTTATTCTGAGCGTGCAAAGACGCTAGGGATTAGACCAGACGAACTGCAAGCCGCTGGCGCTGTTGTTGGGAATTTCGGGATTGATGACTCTCTGGTGCAGTACATCTTAGAAGATGACCAGGGGCCACTGATCACTAAGTATCTATCGCAGAACGTCCAAGAACTGGACAACCTGCGATACATGCATCCAACACAAGCTGCTGTAAGGATTGCGACACTCATCAAGTCGAAAGCTGCTGCCCTGAAACCAAGACTAACCAATGTCCCTAATCCTATTCGGCAACCGCAACCCACTGGGATTGCACCAAAACCGAAGGGGCCAAGGGGCGCAACTTTTGAATAGGTGAATAAAAATGGCTAATAATCTCAGTAGTAACGTAACTCGGAAAGTAGCGCGGGTCTTCCTTGATGCTTTCGAGAACTCACGGGTAATCACCAAGACAGTTGACACTCAGCTTCTGTCCGACAAGTTCAATCCTTCAAGCGGTAGCACTGTAGATTTCAAGCGTCCGCATGACTACAACACTATCCGCACCACTGGCGGTGACATCTCTTCCTCTACCAAATCCTCAATCATTGCTGGTAAGGCAACTGGTACAGTCCAGCAGTACTTCACTGCTGCGACAGATTGGGGCAACTTGGAAGAAGCGATTCAGCTCGACCAGCTTGAAGACATTCTGGCGCCGATGGCTCGCCGTATCGTGACTGACCTTGAACTTGACTTCGCAGCCTTCATGCTGAAGAACTCTTCACTGCGCTACGGTACTCACGGCACGGCAGTAGATGCTTGGTCTGACGTTGCTGGCGCTGGTGCGTTTATGGACTCAATCGGTATCAACCCTGCCGCAGACCGTTACTACCTGATGAATCCCTTCACAGTAGCTGGCCTGGCAAGTGCTCAGTCAGGTCTGAACTCTGTTGACAGCCTGATTCGTACAGCGTGGGAGAATGCCCAGATCAGCACCAACTTCGGTGGTCTTCGTGCATTGAGCGCAACGACTCTAGCGAGCTTCACTTCAAGTTCTGGCGCAGACCGTGCCGGTACGCTGAGTGCTGCACCTGATGCAACCTACGTCACTGCAAAGGACACAATGACCCAGTCTCTGGCTGTCACTGCGTTCCAAGCAAACATGGTTGTGAAGGCAGGCGAACTGGTGACGATTGCTAACGTCAACCGTCTGAACCAGTCAACCCGTCAAGCGATGGTCAGTGCTACTGGCACCAACGTAGCATGGACTGGTGTTGTAACTGCTGACGTAACTCTCGGCGCGTCTGGTGAAGGCACTCTGGTAGTGGCTGGCCCAGCGATCTACGAAGCCGGTGGTCAGTACAACACTGTAACTGCTGCACCTGCTAACGGCGCTGTGATTACAATCGTTTCTGCTAGTGCGACTTTGTACCAACCGAACCTGTTCTACACTAAGCAGGCGTTCGGATTGGGGACAGTGAAGCTGCCTAAGTTGTACTCGACTGACACAGTAGCGACTACCGAAGACGGTATGTCCATCCGTATCAGCAAGTACAGTGACGGTAACGCTAACTCGCAGTCAATCCGCTTCGACTTGCTCCCGGCATACGCTTGCTTCAACCCAAGCATGGCTGGACAGGGTTTCGGCGTGTAAGTAGTATTGGTGGCGCATCTTACGGGGTGCGTCACCATTTCCATCTGGGGTGAATCATGCCAAAAGCAAAAGACCCGCGATTAGAAAGAGTGGGCGTAGAAGGCTTCAACAAGCCAAAGCGCACTCCGAGCCATCCTACAAAATCCCATGTTGTCGTTGCCAAAGTAGGCGACGAGATCAAAACGATCCGTTTCGGCCAGCAAGGTGTCAGCGGCTCTCCGGCAACAAAGGGCGAGTCTGAATCAGACCGCAAGCGCAGAGCGTCATTTATGGCGCGGCATAAAAAAAACATCGACAAAGGCAAAATGTCGGCGGCTTTCTGGGCTGCAAAGGAGAAATGGTGATTACAAGCATTTGGATTAAGCCAAGTGGTGTAGAAGTCAAAGTGGACATCAGCAGTTACGAAGCTGCTGCAAGTCTTGGCTGGAAGCCTAAAGATCAACAGCCGGTAGTTGAAGCAAAGAAACGTGGTCGTCCAGCCAAATCAAGGGTGTGACATGAAAGGTTTATACTCAAACATTGCAGCAAAGAAGAAGCGCATCAAAGCAGGTTCAGGCGAGAAGATGCGTAAGCCTGGCACTGCTGGTGCTCCTACTGCCAAATCGTTCAAGCAGGCGGCTAAGACCGCTAAACCGAGGTTTGAATAATGGCAACAGTTGCCCAAGTAGCGAAAGCATCACTGCAAGCGATTCTGGTACAAGCGTCAGAGGCTCCACTGGAAGCTGACGAGTATCAGGACTTTATCTTTGCGATGAACAACTACATGGCATCACTTGCTGCCAAGGGCGTCAACCTTGGTTATACCAATGTATCTACGTTAGCGGATTCCGTTACCGTTCCGCCTGGCGCTATTACTGGATTGATTGCCAACATGGCGATTCAGTCTGTTCCCTATTACGGTGGTGTGGTTACTCCTGAACTTGCGATGACTGCTAGGGAAGGTATGCAGGCAATGCGTCAACTCGGTCAGATCATTACTCCGACCAGACTACCATCTACACTACCGATTGGTTCTGGTAATGAAGAGTCTCTATACGGTTATTCGTCGCACTTCTACACTGGTGACGAGACTGGCATTGCTACTGAAACCAACGGACTAATCGGATTGGAGACATCAACAAATGGTTGACCGTTCGTATGGCGTAAGACAGAGCCAGTTCATTGAAGAGACATCAGT